AGATCCTCGGGCCTGTTTACACGGTAGGGAAGCTCGTAGCGACGTTCTGGTAAATGACAGATTTGACCGGCCCAACCATTTGATTTGACGGGGTTTACCAAATAGGGTCTTTTCCCTATTGACCAGTTGACTTCGGTATGCAGTCGGACCATACTTTCAACAACGGTTAGAGGAGCAGCTATAACACCGGTTTCAATGGAGGGCGATGGCTTCATTAAAGAAGCAGAAAGCGACCGATTATGAAACTGTTGCGCTGTGTTGTTGCGGATTCCGGCGATGTGGATCAGTCATTCCGAGATGATTGCGATCACCATTGCGACGTTATACCGATCACTTTTCGGCTGCAACGCCGATCGGCATCGCTCGGAATACGCAGTGTTGTTGTGCTAGGGCTGTATATAGGCCTTAGATTTGCAGGAGGGTGGACTGCTCCACACCCCGGTATCACTCAAATGATCGTGACTCACGGCCCCACCATGCCTCCTGGCCCTGATGAACCGCATCAATAGACTGTAAGGGAGGCCGGGGTTTACCATCCTGGCCTCCTTATTTACTCTGGCCATCTTAATAACTCAGACGCCGATGACTTTCGTGGAGTAGTAAAATAGAAGAAGGGGTTAGTAAATAAGTGCCCGAAATGACTCCAGCACCGCCAGTTCAAGATGTCGATTTTGAACGAATCAAGTATCTGTTCGAGCAGGAACCGACGGATCAGGCGGCCGTGTCCCTTGTTTCCAAGACCTTCACGGGATATGAAGCCCGGAGAATGACGATCGAGAGGAAGTGGAATGAGAATGCCTCCCTCTATCACGGGGTGGTGGAGAAGCGGAACTGGAAGGGCACGGATGTGCCGAGAGCGGCCCTTCCGGTACCTATTTCCTATAATCAGGTGGAAACGGCGTATCCCATCATTTGTGACGCTCTTTTCAACTATTGGCCCACCTTTTTCGACGTAACACCCCTCCCTGGCATGTCTTCACAGGAATCGGCCCATCTCCGGGATGTCATGGCGGCCTACCTGGAGACGCCCTTCGACGACTCCGGCATCACGCCGATCGTCCACATGAAAATGGCCGTCCATCAGTCGGAGAAGTACGGGGATGGCTGTGTCGAGTTGAGCTGGGACGGTGGGCAGAAGCGGCCGATTGTCGAATGGCTGGATTGCCGGGATGTCTATATGGACCCCAGGACTCCGGGGCCGGTGACTGACTGGTGCCCTGCCACGGTGGTGCGGAAGCTGGTCAACGTCCAGGACCTCGCGGAGATGCGGGGGACGGAGGGGGTGAAGATCCCCAGTGACGGCGTCCTGAACTTCCTGGCCAAGGCCCGGTACATCACCACCGGCGACGTGGCGAAACAGAGGGAAGCCCTGGCTCGTGGAGAACAGTGGTATCCGGCCGATTACACCATCGACCCTCAGCATCAGCAGGTGGAATGTCTTCAGTACTGGACGAAGGACCGATTGATCTGGATTCTCGGCCGTATGTGGTGCGCGATCAATAAGCCGAACCCCTACGATACCGTGCCGATCATGAGAGCACCGTTCACCATTTTGGAAGGTCGGCCGTACTCGATGTCACTCGTCGAGGTCCTCCATGGCGCACAGCGGTATGCCCAAGGAATCAGAAACGGCCGTCTGGACAATCTGTCCCTGGCATTGAATAGACCTCGGACCCGCGCAGGCGGGACGCCCAGCAACCCAGCCAAGATGGCTTGGGCACCGGGAATGGTGGATGAGGTGCAGGATGTCAAGCAGGTGGAAGTCCACCCGATCGACAACATGACCCCGGATGCCATGCAGGAAGAGGCGCTGATCCATCAGGATGCCGATCGGACCTCTGGCGTCAATCAGGCGGCCCAGAGCGGCATGCCCACCCCCTCCAATGCCAATAGGACAGCGACGGGGATCAATTCTCAGGTTCAAAGTGTCAACAGCCGGTTGTCGGTCCAGGTAGAGAACTTCGAGACTTTCATGATCGTCCCGATGCTCTACAAGCTCCAGAAGATGATTGCGAAGTTCGCGCCGGAGCAGATCCAAGTCCAGCGGCCCTCTTATCGGGACCCGCAGACAGGGAAACTGGTCCCCGCCCAGGACATCCAAGTCTCCAAGACCCTCTTCTCCAAGGGGGCCAATTTCCGCATGGAGGCCGCCTCTCGGATGAAGACTAAGGCCAATCTGGCCGCCTTCCTGGTCCCGGTGACTCAGCTTCTCTTCAACCCGCAGACGGCCGCCCTGGCGCAGCAGTCGGGGAAGACGATCGACTTCGATGAATGGAGCCGGTTCATGCAGGACGCGACTGGAACCGCTCGTTCCTATGACTTCTTCCGTGACATGGAAGAGACCGAGCAAGCGCAAATGCCGCCGACGCCAGCAGCGGCCCAGATGATGAAAGCGCAGCTCCAGGCCCAGAGCCGTGACAAGGCCACCCAGGCCAAGATGGCAGTCGAGTCGCAGAAGATGCAGGTGCAAAAGCAGACTGCTGACGATGACCGTGGTGAGAACTCTGCCCTCCAGATTCTCCAGGCCCTCATAAAGGAGCGCATGACTCACTTCGAGAACCGGATGGACCGGGATACTCTCCAATCTTCCCCGGCCGGTAACTCGTCTGACCGATTGGCGGAAAACGATGGACAGTAATCTCACACTGGAGGAAAAGAGAGCGATCTCTTCTCTTCTCACCGTCAAAGGTTACCAGTTGATCATCGACAAAGTGGTAAAATTGAATAGAGAAGCCGCATTAACTAAGATGAAGATGTCACTAAGTGACGAGAAGCTCCAGTTCTCATATGAGTTCTGCGCTTGGGACAATGTGGTGAAGGCGTTGGAAGAGACGCCGAAACAGATTATGGAAAATCTGAAGGCTGAAGGGGACGAAATTTATGGATAGGAACGCATTGGCTCAGCGGTTGAATAACATGAGCGATGAGGAACTGCTGAAGTTGGTGGGGCCTCTCGAAGAGGAAGCGAAGGAACGGCCCTTCGTTACGTTGCCGAATGGTGATCGGGTGGAAGCAGACTCAGCGGAGGAACTGAACCGCCTTCTGGTGGCGAGGCTGAGCGAGTATCGGGAGAGAGAAGAGCCAGCACCGGCCCCTGTCTCGCAGAACGATTCCAAGCCCCGAGAGTGGGATTACAAGAAGTTCCAGGAGGCTTTTGTCTCCGATCCGCGAGAGGGAATGCGGTTTCTGGAGGAAGTGCAGTCGGGCATCCCTGGTGGCTACTCCAAGATGGTTCCGCAGTTGATTATGGCCCTCGGCGCTCTGACCTCGAAGGTTCAGGAATTGGAAGCGCAGGACTTCTTGAACACGACGCCGGAGTATGAACCGTCGCCGGAGAACCGGAAGGTCCTGGATAAGATCATCGCCGATCGAGGCTGGAAGGTCTCCAACAGCTCTCTGGCCGATGCCTTCGACATTGCGAAGTCTCGTGGCCTGATCAAGGGCCGGGAAGGACGGTCGGAAGGTCGGTCGGAGCGGTCGGATAATGTCATCCCGATGCGCGAACCGGCCCCCTTTGTCCCGCCTCGCGTGAAGAGGGGCATGGGAACTGAGGAAGAGCCTGCCACAACGGCGGAAATCATCAACCGGGCGGAATCGATGGATCTGAAGGACCTCCAGAAGCTCCTTATCGCGGCCGGTCATCTGAAGTCCGAGCACGTCTAAGTTCCACGTGGAGGCGACACCTGCCCGTAGGTTGCATGTGACCTGAGTGGTGTGACAGTCGGGAGAGACCGGCTCCACTTTTATGCTCCCGAAGAAGCCTGAAGCCTTCCGGCCCTGAAAGCCGGATAGGGGGCCTTCAGGAAATACCATTTCTCCCCAAACTCATCGGCGCTAGTGAGCGGTCGATTGTTGGCAAGCGGCGTTCTTGAACTGGACGGTTATCGTGTTGTCGAAAGGCTGATTGTCGTTGTTCGATTCGATGATCCTCACGTGCTCGTACTCCACAATCGAAAATGAAATCGCGCTCAGGAAAATCACCCCCCGTCCCCCCGCTTGCGTACCCCGCATCGCATCGGGCACCAGGTCTGCGAGAAACGCGTACATCTTTTGCTTCATTTCAGCGCCATTCTTGACCTGGCTGTCCGTGGGCATCAACGCAGGGACTTGTAGCTTACATACCTGGTGGCCGACTCCGTAATCCACCACTAGGTCGAACCCTGGCGGGATACGGAAGAGTTCCCGGTCGAGCGGCGCGCCGAATTTGACGCGCAGTTGGGCGGAGTCGAGTTGCGCGGACGCTGGGAGCGCGAGCGCAAGAAGGCATAAAAGGCGATTCAGTTTCGAGCGCATATCAACATGATCGCACGGTTCCGGCTTGAGCGCCTGATAGGGGGCCAACCATTTATAGACTGGACCCTATCTAGTTTTTGATGTTGTATAGGTTCTAGTCTATTATGCGTCGAAAATTCCTTATTCCTGGTGAAAATTCCTTATTTTGTCGGGTTTTCGTCGACAAATGCTTCCATCAGTCAATAGTTAGGCTCCTCGGCTTGTACCCGAGATATGAAGGTTAGAATCCTTCTGGAAGCTCCACTCTTACTTCACGTTGCAAAGTACTCCATTGTTTCTGGAACTTTGTTATAATCAAATGGAGAGGTTTTGAATGCCGTACTTTCCCGCTTCTAACTTGACTACCGGTACGGGCCTAACTCACATGGCGCAGGTCTTCTATGACCGCATTGCCCTGTCGGCCCTTCGGAAGAAATTCATGTTTTGGAAGGGCGTGGAAACCAGGACTCTGCCCAAGAAAAACGGGAAAACGATTCAGTTCTACCGTGTGCAGGAGTTGGGTGCTAACACCACTCCAGCGAACGAAGGCGACGTTGGGACTGGAATCTCGCTCTCCTCGACGACACTACAGGCAACCGTCGCTCAGTACTGCGACTTCATGTCCTTCTCCGATATGCTCGTTGACACCGCTATTGACGGTGACATCGTGGCTGTCGGTGCGGACAAGTTGGGCTACCGCGCCGGTTTGACCTTCGACACAATCAACCGGAACGAAGTGGATGCGAACGCTGCGTCCGTTGACGTTCCCCTTCTGTCCGACTTCCTGACTGGTTTGGATCTGGCCGGACTTGCGACCCGTCTCGATGGTCTGGATATCCAGCCCTTCCCGAACGGTTTCTACCCCGTGCTGATGCACCCCTACTGCCGGTACGACTTCATCCATGATCCCCAGGTTGGCGGCTTCATCGATCTCGAAAAGCGCGGCGAGGGTGAGAATCATGATGCGCTCTATGACCGTGCTGGTGGCAACGGCGGCTTCGTCGCTCGTTGGGGCGGCTGCGAAATCTGGGCCTCTACCAACCTGACTGTGGTTGCGGGTTCCCCGAACAAGTACCGTACCTACATCTTCGGCGCGGAAGCTCTGGGCGCTATCGATCTCGCTGGTCGTGGTCCGACCCGTACGGAAGATCAGAACAAGCAGAAATTCTCGATTCACGTCGAGAACAACATCGGCCCCACGGTGGCAACGCCGGAAGGCAAGATCCGCGCGTTCTGCTCTTACAACGTCGTGTACGTGGCGAAGACTCTGGACGCGGCTCCGTTCCGTTACCGGAAGATCGACGCTCCGAACTCGCTCGGTCTGTAAAAAGCTCCCCTGAACCGTTCCTCCCCTTCCTTCCTTCTAGGCCACTGAGAGGTTCACTCGGTGGCCTTTTTTACTTGAGAGCCTTTACAACTTCCTTCATTTGCCCTACCGCAGCGTCGGTTTTGTCCAGAACGAATTGCCGTCCTTCAACTCGTACGAACTGGTCAGCCTGCAGATCTCCGGGGTCTTTTCAGTCACAGGTTCCGTCGGTGCGTCCAACGCCATCACCCTCTTGTCTTTGAGCAGAATCTTCAGAGTGTGCCCAAGCCCGCAGCCACTGCTACTGCCGTGGAATGCGACAATGTCTGTCTCGTTCCAGCGGGAGACCTTGTAGTCCTCTATGAATGGGTCAAGCACCAACTGCCCGCCGATGGGCGTGAGTGATGCGGAAAGTTCCGTACAGGTCATCGCCTTCTTATTGCAGGTCAATTCGGCGACGATGGGGAGTGTGTGGCCTGGGTCGGTGGATGATACCCAGTGGCCTTTTGTGTAAAGGTACCAGTCGGGGCCGACCTGCAGGTTGAGCGGGCCTTCGAGGACTGGGTTTAATGTAATCTCGGACTTCTGCGACGACTGGCTGGCGGCGGCCGCCAGCAAGATGAACATCAGGACTGCCACGGCTGCGAGTTTCATTTGCTCCCCCCAAGAGTGAAATAGGGGCGACTCATTAAGCCCGCCCCAGCCCATTGCGTTTACCGAGAGCGAGAATATAGTGTACCCCCAAAAACTTTAGTTGTCTAATTCGGTGGCTGCTGCGCGGGTGAGGGTCTCCAAAACCGTTACGCTCGGTTCGATTCCGGGCACCGATGCCAACTTACTCCAAATTGACAAGAAACAGTGGTCTCTGCGGCCCAAAGTACACTGCGAAACAGAGTATAATTAAAGAAGGCCACTTATGTCTCGCTTTCTCCGATTTTTGCTCTTTCTGGTCCCGTTTTCTCTCAGTTTTGCGCTAAGTCCACATGATTTGGACAAGAGTGTGAATGAGGTGAAAAAGGAGCTTCATCTGACTGAGTGGAATGTTATTGCACGCTCTCTTTCCACGCATGACATGCAAGTGACGCAGGGGTGCAAGTGCTACGGCGAGAGCATGATCTTCCCAGAAACTAAGGTCGATGTGGTGACTATCCTCGACGACGAAGCGTATAAGGACATGGGGTGGACGGACGTGGAACAGATCCACGCTCACCAACGGTTCGTGGTTCTTCATGAACTTCTTCACGTCTCCGTCCAGCTCACTTACCCGGACATGCCCCATGACGAGCAGGAAGCCAATGTTCAAGCGACCTCAAAGATGATCGCCGACGAGCCGGAGAAACGTTAATGCCTTTCACTCGTGCGAAGTTGGTGTCAACATCCACCATCGCGTGGTCAGACGGTACGCCATTCAACGGCTACGTGGTCCTCATCATGGCCCTGCCGACGCAGGGGGTGCAGCAGTGGACCCAGGTGGCCCTTCGCAATTCCCTTCCGAAGTTGAAATGCCCGCAGCGGGTGAAGGTCCCGATCCGGGAAGGCGTCTATGACACCTACACCATGGTCTGGACGACCGATTCCCTGGTGCCGGAGAGCGTCGTGTATTCCGCTTGGTATTACGACGACACGGACCAGTTGATCGCGGTCGGTACCCAGCTCTTCTCCATCGCTGGCGGTGGACAGAGTAATACCGCGATCTCTTACACTCTCAATCCCCCGAACCTTCCGACGCCCACGGCGGCTTTGCAGTCTCCGCAACCCGGTTCCGCGCCCAATACGCAGGTCAACACGGTGGTCTACGGGGCACCGATCCGCGAGAACGTCTCCGGGACGAAGAATGGGATCAACACGACCTTCACGATCGGCTCGGCCGTTTATCAGGTGGTCATGATTCTCTACAACCAGACGGTCCTGACTGCCGGTGTTCAATACACGCTCTCCGGCGCGAATCTGACCATGATTGCTCCCTTTATTCCTGCTGCAAACGATCAATTGGAGGACATCCGATGGTAAAGCGTTTTCTCATCTTAGTTGCTCTTCTGATCCCAGTCGCCATCATCGCTCAGATCGACTGGACGAAGCAGATCAAGAATGTCCCTTCTTATGTGGCCAACGCCCTCGGAGATCCGGGTGCCGCTGGCTTCGTAAAGAGGACGACAGCGAATGTATCGACAGTCGCGGGTCCCTCGGATGTCTGGCCGGGAACCCTTCCTTACAGTTCTTTAACTTCTGTCCCGAATCTCGTTGTAGGACCGCTGAGTACCACGTCTGGTTTCATTCCAACATGGAACAGCACGAGCGGAGCACTTCTTCAAGCAGGTATCAATCCTGCCGGTGCGTGGCCGGGAACTCTGCCTTTCACCTCAGTCACATCCACTCCGAACCTTCTCAGAGATTCGGGAGCGAATGGGGTTGTCTACCGAAACGCATTGAATACGACAGCCCCTGCAACCGGCGCGAATCTTCCATTAATGGTCGCATCGGGCGCTTCTCATAGTGCCGGAGCGGTTCCTGATCCGGGGGCTGTCGCAGGGACCACCCATTTTCTGCGAGAGGATGGCACGTGGCAGACGGTGTCGAGTGGGATATCTACACAGGGTGGAAACCTGGCACCCCAAAACGGCGGGAACGCGACACGAGGATTAAACGCCGGTCCCTATCAAAACACAACTGGCAAGCCGATGTTTGTAACTGCAACGGTTCTTTTAACGGGTACAAACGGTCTTGCCATAGCTCAGACGGATGCCTGCGGTGGTTGCCCAGGCACTCCACCAGCTACGAAGGTTGCTGAGATAGCTCTTAATATCACCGGTACGACGTGGCAGACCATATCTTGGTACGTACTTCCAGGTAATTGGTACTTTCTCGCATCAAGCGGGACTACTGCTCCCATCCTCGAATATTGGGTGGAATGGAATTGATCATGCGCTTTCCACGCTGGCTTCTCATTCCCTTCTTGACCGTTGCCCTCGGTATGACTGCAGATCGCGTGAATTTGGAGCACAGATTATCGACGCTGGAGTCCTCTTACAAGGACATTCAACAGAGACTCGACAGGATTGAAGGAAAAGTAGACATGTTAGTGGAAAGGGGAAGGAAGTAATGCTCGTAAGAGATGAGGCGCTTCAGGGGCGTCACGAGAAACAGAAGGTAATCCAGAAGACGCGGCAGATCTCGTTCGATGCAGGAAAGAACGAGAACAGAGGATCGGCTCTCTTGGGCAAAGAGGGCGTTTCGAATCAGGAGCGGCAACAGGGAAAGGGGATGACGGCGACCGCTTTCATCAACAAGCTGCGAACGATCAATCCTGATTTCGTCCTAGAACCGCATCCCGGCGTTAATGCGCCACATGAGTCGGCGTTTTACAAACTGAACCGCGACAAAGCGTGCCTCTTCCTCTTGATCGGTGGGCAGAAGATCTATGTCCTGGTCTGCGAAGGCGATTTCATGCCGGAGTGGACCATCATGACGACGAAGAAGCAACTGGGGCCGGGCAATAACCCGGATGCTCCGTGGGTGGATGTAGAGATCCCGTGGGTTCACCAGAAGCGTGGATGGAGAGAAGTGCTGCTAATGATCATCAACAAGAGGCTCATCACGGTGACGGATGCCGAGAGGGTCTTTGGTGTGGGCCAGCGGTCATCGTGGAAGATTTTGACAGGAAAGGGAAGCGGGTTGTTACTCGCATAGGGAGACAGAAATGGCTGATAGACGAGAAGTGAAAGATCCAGTGAAAGAGGCATTGCCGGTTTTGGCGGTGTCGATGTTGCAAGGGGCCACGGGGAATGACAGCGCCGCATCCCAGTTGCTTCAGGAACTCGCGGGCGATCTGCTCGCCGAGAGGAAGAAGAAGAAAGCGCAGCAAGAGGCTATGGAACAGAACGCCATTCGGGCTGCTCAGGACGAGAAGAGATATAAGGATCAAGAGAAGCGTCGTTGCTCTCATCGGAATCAAATCGGCGACTCTCGGCTCTCCGGTCAGATCCTCTCCAACGGCCAGCTCTGTCTGGTCTGCAAGTGGTGTCACCAGGAGTTCTTTAATCCACCGAATGTGGAAATGGGACAGAAAGATGCTCCGCGTGAACTGTATCCCCCAATGGACGAAATCGGCGACGCCTCAGGTGGTCGCATTTACTCAGCAAAGTAGGTAAGACATGGCCGCTCCACAGGATGCTTTAAATTACGCGAAGAGAATGTGCGGCAACATGCCGGTTGACGATTCCAATCTACAGCCGCGTGTGTGCGATGACGCCAACAAAGCCCTGTGGATGGCGGCTCCATGGCGCTGGACGATTGCACCTTTGGAAACGTTGACAGTGGTGAATACGCAGCAAGATTATTCTCTGGCGTCCCACCCCGATCTTCTTTTCCTCGTCAATTGTTCCATCACAGACGGGGAGCAGAGATCAGAGCTTCAGGTATCGGCGAACCTGCCTGCCATCCAGAGCACTCCGCCGATTGTTGGGAAGGTCCAGCGGGTCTCCTACGTGCCAGGGAGTCCGCAGAAGCTCCGCACCTTCCCGGTGCCGAGTGGATACCCGTCTACGGCTATGCCGTCGATGTTGACGTGGTACAAGCAGCTCGCTCCCACGGTCATCTCTGCGAACATGGCGACGGACTACAACACACTTACTCAAACTACTGGAGGGTCTGGGCAGAATGTCGGTTTCCCAGCGGAGTTCTTCTGGGTGTATCGGGAGATGGTCCTCCTCTACGCTTACCAGTTCACCCACGACGCTCGTCTTGGCGGAGTGGCATTTGAAACCACTGTGGACCCGAAGACAGGACAGAGTGTCGCAACGGCGAAGTACTCCGGCCAGTATGCCGTGGTGCAGGACGGCATCAATCAGATGAAGATCGCGGAGAAGAAGTTCTTTGACTCCATCGGAAACGAGGTAATGTGATGTCTTCCACTCTCACAGCCGCAAATCTCATCGATGTCGTGAAGCTGAAGTTTCCCAGAGTCCTCGTGGAAGGCTTCGGTGCAAGGGCGGCCGATGAAGTGAACTCGTATATCTGGAAGCGGTATCCATGGAAGGTTTCTCTCGGCAACCTGATCCCCTTTCATGTGGTTCAAGCTGAGCCGGATTACGGCCAGCCTGCTATCGTCATCCCTCCCGACTTCCAAGCCTTCCATCAGGTTTGGCTGCGAAGCTCGGACGGCCGGGAATACAAGTTGGACCCGAAGCCGGATCTTCAGAAGTCCTTCCACCCCGGTCTCCCGAATGCGATCGCCTGGATGCCGAAGGATCAAGCATTCCGACTTCATCCGCGTCCCTCTTTCTCCGCCCCTGATTGGTGGGTGGAGGGGGAATACAAGAAGACCCCGACGAAGATCAACAACGAGAACGTGAACTCGTTTGTCATTCCCTATGACGATATGTACGCCGTGGTCTTCCGCAAGGGCCTTGCATGGCAATTCAAGCAAGACACGCCGGATGAGATACCAGCATTTCAGATGTTTTCAGGACTCCTCGACGAGATGGCGCAATCAGAGGGCCTCCTCGCTGGTCCCCCACAAAATTACCCAGAAGAGGGTCTCGCCAACGGCGGATGGGACGCCTGGGAAATCTAAGGAGCAGAGAAATGGATAAGGCAGTGAGAAGTCGATTGGAAAGTCCGAAGTCGCTCGAAGTCAGTAAGGGTGCGAATGGCGGGTTCAAAGTGACCCATCGGTTCGACAACATGGGCGATGGACCGTATCAGCAGCCCCAGGAGCACAACTTCGGACCTGAGAAGCAAGGCCGCGACATGATTCGACACCTGAAAGAGCAGTTGGGCATTGGTAAAGCGAGCAAGGCCCCGGCGCAGAAGAAGTCCGCTGGTGTCATGCCGCCAGCGGTCGAGGGGATGTGATGATTCGCATTAAACCGTCTCGTGAAGGTCTTCTCCACAAGAGGATGGGCCTCAAGCAGGGGAAGAAAATCTCCGAAGGCTCTCTTGAAAAGGAGAAGTCTGCGGCCAAGAAAGATCACGACGTGAAGGAACTCCGCGAAGTGGTCTTCGCAGAAAACGCTCGTAAGTGGCATCACAAGTGATCCGATGAGCGTGATGGACAAACTCGTGCTCTACGTGGCAGGGACCATGGATACATGCTTCGTGGTCGGTTACCTGCTAAGTGGGCAGTTTGTCAAGGCTCTCTACTGGTTTGGTGCAACCGTAATTGTGATCGCTACGGCCTTGATGGGTGGAAGACAATGAACTTGAATTTTCTTGAAAGACAAGCGGGCCACATTCTCGTGTCCCTCGTTCTGATAGTTATCGGGGCTGCGTTGTGGAAACTGGGTGTCCCGAAAGCTGAAGACATCCTGCCATTTTCTCTGGGTGTCTTGGCGCGTTCGATGATGGCGGAGAAAGCCAATGGCAACGAGTAATCCCACCCCTGATATCGCAACTCTGGTTTGGAACAGGCCAGCACAGAATCAGACGGTGACAGTCACCGTTCCTACAGCTATCCTCCAGGTGCTTGATTGGTTGGCCGAGAATCAGCCGAACCAACAGGGGCAGCCGTATATCAACACCCCCAACGTCGTCTATTCCGATGTCTTCGCAATCCTCATCCCGCGTTGGATGGCCCTCTATCAACAGGGGCAGATTGCAGCCGCACAGGCTTCTGTCGCCTCGACGATGGCTGGAATCCAAGGGAGTCTCGCACAAGTAACTGTGGCTGGAATGCCTGCTCCAACCACAACTCCAACCGCCGCGCCAACGCCTGCACCTACGACAGGAGTATAGGATGCCCGATTCAAGCAACTTCGATGTCGTGTGGTTAAACAACCTCCGTCTCCCTTACGACGTGGTGACGAAGGAGTTGTCTGATCAGACGCCTCGTCTCGTCGCTGGGTCGAAGAACGTCTACGTGACTCTCGGAGGGAAAATTGCCCTCGCGCCCGGTTTCAACCAGACTCCGAATGGAGCGAATTTGAGTGGTATGGGTCTAAACGCCACTCAGTGGCGACCAGATCGCATGGTCCTCTATGAGACCCTCGAAAATCCGCCGAAGATTTATGTCGTCTGTTCTTTGCTGAATATCGTCGCTGGTACATGGGGGGCGTATTATTTCCGCCTTGACGGTGCTTCACCTGCATGGACAGGGGTCGATGGCGGCACGAATCTTAGAAGCATTCAGGCATCGACAAGGCCGCATGAGATCGTCTGCGAGCGCGGCCTTTGCTTTATCAAGGGTTTCCCCGCTGCGGCCGGGGACAAGTATGGCTCTGTAATCTTCGACGGCTCCTTCCCGAATCCCGGCTCCAACTCAGCGCCTTCTATTTATCCATGGGGCATTCCCCCTCCGTCTGTTCCGGTGAATATGACGGCCTCCGCTGGTTGGCCCGCTTCGACCGATACAGTGACCGTCCTCTTCGGTTGGCAGTATGTCTATTGCTGGAAGGACCTACTTGGTAGCTATTCTTGCAGCTCACCCATCTCTCTTGTCACCGGCATTTCCACTTCCACCACCGGCCCATTCACGAACAAGTGCCCCACGATGACCGTACAGGGAAACGCGGACACGACGCATTATCCCAAGATCGGCATCTTCCGCTCCACGGATGGAGGCGGGACGTGGTGGTTCGTCGAAGACATCACGAATACCGGCGCGGGCAACATCACCTATACCGACCAGCATGGTGTCAACGGCCGCACCGACCCGATGGCCGATTCCCAGTTGAATACAGCCAACGCGGCCCCTGATCTCGTGACCAACCTTCCCCCTCCCCCGATCATGGGGAAGCCGGGTGAGGTGACTGGGACTTCCCAGGTTGATCCCTCGACAGCAATCGCCGTCTTCGCGCGCCGTCATTGGTATGGTTCCGGCAACCGCCTCTTCTTCTCAGGCCAGGAAGAAGTGCTCAATGGTGTCCCGGAGGAGTGCTGGCCGAACTGCAACGGCCTCGGCCCCTCCACTGAGTATATTTGTGCAGGACAGCTTCGACAGGTCTTTTCTGCTAAAGGAGCACTTTGGGTTACCACGGCGAATCAGATCCTTTACGAAACGGGAACGGATCTGTCCAACTTTCTCTTGAACGAAATGGCATCTGACATCGCCGGTCTCGCAGGTAACAATATGGCGGGCACCGGCTTCCGAGAGATGGGCTTCTTCGTCTCGCAGGATTTCCAGGTGTATGCTCTCACCGTTGGTGCAGATCCACAGAACATCTCCATTCCCCTTGGCAACTCCATCGCCCAGGCGTATCTTGCTTGCACCAGTCCCCAGATTCAACTGGAAGTCTACAACCGCGACGGAAACACTTGGCTCATCGTCGCCGTGATCGACCAATCGAACCAAGCGAATAATCAGCAGTTCGTTTTCGACATCAACAACAGCATGTGGTTTACTCCGTGGACGAAGGCATTGGGCATCATGGCCTATGGCCGCCTCCGAGACAATGACCCGCTGAATTACCTCGTTGGAGTCATCAATTATAGCGGCTTCTGGCAATGGGGTGTCCTTGACACGACGGTCTTCAATGACATCGGCGTCAGCAACCAAATTACCCCAGTCATCCAGTCCAACCTCTTCGGCCTCATCTCTGGCTGGGGGTCGCATGTGAGCACGATCAACGCCCCGGCCGTGACGCCAATCGTCTCTTACATGGTGACCGAGAGGACGAAGTTCGCTAGCGACACGGACCCGACCGTCTCCTACCGGCTCGATGACTTTAACACCGTCGCCTTCACGTCCGTCCCAGCAGTCGGACCCTTGTTCGAGACGCAGCGTACCTCTTATTGGCAAGAACTCTATCCCATCCAGCAAGCCTGCCGGAGAGTGCAGATCAACATCACAAAACCCGCGCTTTCGGAGGGTTTTGAATACCAGAACATCGGCTTCATGTTCTTCCCAGGAGCGGGGGCGTAAATGGCAACCACACCCACCCAATCTGATCTCACTGTGCAGCTCGACACTCTTACCAGTCAGGTTGCGACGCTTCAGAACCTTGTTTATTCTCTTCAGAATCAACAGACCAACCCGGCCTCGAATCTGCCGCAGGTTACCCAGACATCGATCAACACTTCTATCCCTCTTGTTTCTCAGGTCACGGTCTTGAGCCAAAAGCCCGGTCCCACAGGTATTCAGGTGGTCGTAGGTTTTACCGAACCGAGTGGGCCAGCCACTGACCAGATTGCCTCTTACAACGTCTGGGTGGCCCTCGGCACAAACACCCCTGCCGTCATCGCCTCGGTGGAGCAGGCTCCTTGCACCTTCACCGTGTCCGGTGTCACCTCCTCTGTGACAGCCATCGTTGGTATTCAAACAGTGATGAAGGACGCATCAACAATGCCCTTCAATCTCTGCCCAACCGCGACGATGAATCTTTCCATCGTCCCCGCTGGCGTTAACGTCCAGGCCCCCCAAGGTGTCTCCTTCACCACCGGGGTAAACACAGCCGTTGGGAATAGCGTCAGTATCTCCTCGGCCGGGACATACCTTGTCTTGCTCGGCGTTACGGTCGGAAATCACAACAGCACGAACGCCACTCTCACTTGCGGCCTTTACCAGAATGGTGTCGCGGTTCCCAATACCTTCACTGTTTTTATTGGTGCTCTCGCCTCCGTCAACACGATCTCAAGCAACGTGGGTTTCTATCTTGTGGCCTGCAATGCGGGCGACACTCTTCAGCTTTATATCAACCCGAACGTTACAGGACCCTTCGATTTCGGCATCCGAATAGCGACTGTGAAGCAGTTTGCATCTTAAAGAACTTGGTAAAATAGAAAGAGGGGGTCTGTTTCTTGGTAAGTAACTGTCTGATTTGGGCTTTCTGGCAGTACTTGAGGAAGGGCGGTTACATCATTTTCAGGCAGGCCAACCCACCCTGGCCGAAGTGGGCTCCCCATTGTCTCTGGTCTCCCGATCTTCACGAGTTTTGGGAGTACGGCACTCCCCCGGAGATGACGCGGCCCCTGTTCCCGCTCTTCCGTGGGACGTTGAAACAGACTTGGCCGTTGTCAGATAGGTGGATTGAAGGCTTCGCGGCAGGGGTAAAGTACGCGATGGATAAGAAGAGGTAAAGAAAATGGGTGGCAGCAATAATTCAACACAGTACGCCAATCAGCAACTGGCGAAGATCGCGCAATACATCAAGCCGTTTGAGACCGCTTTGAATCTCCCTACCTTGGCGAACATCATCCAGAACGGCGGACAAGGCGGAGGCGTGTTGCCCCTCAACACTGCTGTTTCCATGGCAGGGAATGAAGCGGCCACGGCCGGTGTGAACGCGAAAGAGGCGGCACAGAGGTCGATGGGTCAGCGGATCGGTGCATCGGTTATGTCAGGAATTGCCAATGGTCCTATGGCAGCTTTTGAAAACATGAACGCACAGAACATCGCAGCCGCACAGCAAGGGGCGGCGATGAATCAACAGGATCTCCAGAACAAGAATTTCACCAACGCCTATCAGAGTATCGCCAACGTTATAAATGGCCTCTTCGGCGGATACTCTTCCGTCAGCAACTCAGGAGTCAACAACTCCAACTACAACTGGTTGACCGGGAACAACGGCCTCTTTGGGGGTCTTGGGGCTATGTGGCATTCCGACCGGCGTCTGAAGTCCAAGATCGACGTGGTTGGGAAAGTCGGTCCCCTCCGGCTCTATGAATACGACATCGACGGCCGCCGCGAGAGGGGCGTCATGGCTCAAGAGGCTAAGGCTCTCTTCCCAGAGGTTGTGCATGAGGATACCAAAGGTCTCATGGTCAACTACAAACGTCTCTTGGAGCTGGTGAAAAATGCCAATTGATCCGCAAGATCCGCCGCAAGACCAGAACCAGACTCCCGCTGATTCCCCGAGTGCTGCTGAGATTTTGGCCTCCCTCTTTGGCCAGATTGCCGGTCCTACGCCCGTAAGCGATAATTCCGCCCCTCAGGCCCCCCAAGTCACCCCTGGACAGAGTCCCGCGCCGAGTGCGGCTCAGCCGGGAAAGCCGAAGGAGACTGATCCCTTCTCGAACCTTTTCAGAGCCGGTACTGGTGTCTCTCAACAGCCTTCTCCAATCGACGCTCCTGATCTGGCGCAGTTCAACCGAGAGTACAACACTCCGGGATCTGCTTATCACGTCTCCCCGGCTAAACGCATCCTACAGTCGTTCTTAACGGGCATCATGGCTGGACCGGGCGCTCTGGCTGACGCGGGCTTTAACCCGGCGCGGCAGCAAAAGTACGAGCAATGGAAGACTGATCAACAGCGCATCATGGAAGCTGCACATTGGAACTCTCTGTACAACCAGAAAGTGATGCATGAGGATCAAGTCAATGCTCGTGCTGAGCAGAGACAGCAGTTGCAGCGGGACCAGATGACCATGAAGGACGCTGAGTTCCAGCAACGCTATGGAATCTCAAAGGGACAGTTGCAACTAGCACAACAGAAACTGGGTTTCTATCAGCAGATTCAGACCAAGAAGCTGAACAACCAGCAACTGACTCAAGAGGAGAAGATCCTCTCTGCGGCATATCCGCACGCAATGGAGCAAGCGCAGGCTCAATTTTTGACCACGCATCCTGGTTCAACGCTAGAAAATGCCCAGAATGATCCGACTGTCCTCCATCAGGCTGCACAGTTGTTTGAACAGATGAAGCCGCAGGCGACATTTAATGATGCCGTCATGACTGCACGTGCGAAGGGAGAACTCGAAGGCGTTGATTTTTCCAATCCGGCTGCTGTATATCAGGCCCTTCAAAATTCCAAGACGCTCTCGAAGGATCAAAAAGATGCTGTCGCTAGCGTCATGCTTCCGCAGATGATGACGCAGGGCAATGCCCTTCAGAAGATCGATGAATCGAACAAAGGGAAATTAGACGCGACGGCATTGGCGAATCAAGGGAAAATGGACGTGGCGAAAGAGACTACCAACAGGCCCTCGAAGCAAATGATGTATATCCCGCAACCGGATGGGTCCTATCAATCCTTTGAAGTGCGTGGCTCAGGAGTGAATGTCCCCGGCAACGCCCTTACTGGTTCTGGCGTTAACACACGCAATAACCCAACGGCCGCTACCAGAGGCGCGGGAGAACAGGGAACGATCATTCAAGCTGCCGGTCAACATCTGATCGATGTCATCAATCAGAATCGAGACAAGTTTGGAAACATGGCTGCCGTTTGGAACAGCCTCAAAAACAACAGCCCCCTGGCCGACAAGGAGACATCGTACATCAAGGCTCAGCTTGGCAGTTTTGCCGCTCTCAATCCCAGAATGCACGGCTTCCGTGGGCAGCAGGTATATCAAGAGTTTGAGAAGTTGATCGGCGGCGTTCCGAAAAATCCTGAGGCTTTGATCGGGGCCATTCAAGGAATCATGGACACGGCCGGGACGGTTGCAGCGGTCGGGAATCCGAAAGCAGCTCAGGCGCAGAAGGCTGTAGAACATTGGGGCCGCGATAAGAGCGGAAAGCTGGTGAAACAGTAATGCCTCGCAGAGTTGAATTTAACGGGAAGATCCACGAGTTCCCTGATGATGCATCGGATGATGAAATTCGACAGGTATTATCTGGAGAACCTGGCGGGAATGTGCTCGACGATCCGAACAATGTTTACCAGGGGAAGTCGAATGGCATTCCTGTCTACAGCCATCCTCCTGGTCCTGCCAAACCCCCTCTTCCGAAAGGGATCGATCAACCCGGTACGTCGGCTTTGGATGTCGCCAGAAATGCTTACGGTCGCGTGCCCAATGTGATCAACGGCGCATCAGCAGGGGTCGGTCTTGGCAAATTCTTCGGCCCTGCCGATCCTATTACTGTTCCGGCAGGAGCGATACTTGGTGGACTTGGAGGTGCTTTCCTTCCCCCATCTCAAAACCCCAGCCTCGATACTGCTGCTGCGGTGGCCGGTGCGGGGGCCAATGCTCTCTTACCGGGCGCAGGGAGCACATCCAAATTGTGGCAATTCCTCCGGGGACTTGGGACAACAGGAGCAACAGTCGGCGCGGGATACCTGGGAGCGATGGCCGACGATGCTATGGGCGGCACACCTATCCAGGGTGCTCATGGGAAGTTGTGGCTCTACGGTATCACAGGAGGACTGGCGAACTCTCTGAAAGCCTTCACAGCTCCGGCCACCGCCGCAACTGGCCCCATTGGTCAAGCAGCCAACGAAGTCGAACAACAGACCGGCGTTAGGGTCCCTCTTTCCCTCCCGCAGAAGACTGGCAATTTCCAGAGCATCGGAAATGGCGTCAGTCAACAGGGGCTGGACCTGGAGCAATCGCAGATCCAGGCGACTAAAGATGCTCTGGGGAAGATCGCTGGCCGCCCGCTCGCAGACACCGGGAACGTTGTCGGCACTGCGAATAATGACCTGAAGGAGTTGATCCGGCAACGATATGGTTCCATGATGGACGAGTGGAAACAAGCCAACGCCACCACAACCACCGTTGACCAGCCGTCAAAGATTCTCGGCTCCGATGGACTATCAGCATTCACGACATCCAAAACCACTACCCAGTTGCCTGAGGATATCCAGTGGGAACAATTCGCAGATCATTTCGGCCTTGAAGGGAAGGATATCAACAACCTGAAGTACATCACCAAGCGGCCCACGTCCGGGTGGCTGGATCAATTTCTCGGAGGCACTGGAGAACAGTCCTCACCCGGACTGGAGAGAACCCAGACCATGATGAAGCTCCTCCCGGATGATGCGAAAGGAAACTTCGCCACCGCGCTTACCCTTCGGGCGATTGACAAGGCCGGTGTGGTCAAGTCTACGATCGACGGGCTTGCCATGAACGCGAGCGGTCTCCAAAAGGCTCTCCAGAACGGCGCACTGTCCCAGGTCCTCGACCCAGATCAATACAAGGCTCTCCAGAAACTTTCCGGTATTATGCAGGATGTTGGAAAGCCGATGGTCGATGCTTCAGGAAGGACCATCAGCTACTTGGGCAATAAGACGGCCTTCACCATTGCCGGTAATGTCGGCGGCGCGGCCATGGGTGCGGAAATGGGTCATGGGGCTGTACAGAAGGCACTGGGAGGCATTGCAGGCGCTCTCGGGGCAACGGCCGTGATGGCCAAATTCTCTACCGTCCTCTCCGCCATCATGCACAACCCCGAATTGGCTGGAGTGATGGAGAAGGCGGCTCGTGGAGATGCCTCTGCGGTCAACGCTTTCACGAGATCCTTGATAAGCGGGGCTGATTCAGAGTTGAATCCCACGCAACCTGAATCCCGACCCGCCTCTTATCAAACTAGGTATCAAGGGTTCTTCAAGAAATGACGATTTCTTAAGTCTCCGGCCGACCCGCGCATCGACACGCCTGGGGGAGGTCAATGGCCCGCTATGGCAATCTATCGCATGTCACGCCGTGCAGACTGCGGTTGATTCGGTGATGCTACGTATCCGTTGGCCTTCAACCACTCCCACACTTCTGGCGTCACATTAACGAGCTTGCTCCGATTAGCAACTATAAATTTGGTTGCATAGTTGGCGGTGGCTATATCAAACGTGTGGCGAGTGCCCTGCCATCCAGAGTAGGTGACGGCGCTTTGAACAGACGAGCAGTTCGGGACGCACCCGCGCTTCGCCTCTGTCATGAGTTTCTTATAGGCCGCAACGCCGCCAGCAATCCCCACGATCGCCACGAGAAAGGCCCAAACCAACGGCGCATTGAAACCCACGATGATCGCCAGAATAATCGAGCAAACGATGATGCTCCATGCCGCCACAGTCGCACCCTTGGAGTCTTGCACGTGTTTTGCGCACCGAGCACAATATGGAAAATCCCAAGACTTGGAGGTGGTGTGTACGACCCTTTGGCCGGTTGACCGGCTGGCTGAAGCGAGAAGCGTAGTCTGCGGTGCAGCACCGCAGCAAGCACATTCTTGAGGAAACTCAAATTTATGCCCGGATAGCTCGACCCTCATAGCACCAGAGGTTCTCACAAAGCATCCGCTCCGTCAAGAATGCCCCCAACCCCCCTTTCGCTTCACCGGCCCCGCACCGTCTAACGCACGAGACGGGCTTTCCTTTTTCTTCTCCACCACTCCCCCAGGCGTAATCAGGATTTCAAAATCCCCAGGCGGCTCCTCCCCTTGCCGCAGTCGCATCCTCCCCTTTATCCGCTTCCATTCCCCTGGATGGGGTTGAAGGGGGCAGAGAGTTATCAGTGCATCCGGCGCGTCGAAGAACTTGGACGCCCCTCGAAAGTTGTAAGGGTCCAACGGATCATATTCATCATCCTTTCTCGGCTTCCCGAAGTGGTGAGAGATGACGAGCGTGAGGCCGGGGAAGTCCAGGAGCGTTTGATCCAACCTCTGAAAGAATTTCCCGATGACAGAGTTATCATTCTCATCTCCCAAGAGACACCGGCCGATCGGGTCGATGATAACCACCTTCGCCCCCGTCGCCTTGATCTCCTTCGCCAGCCGTATCTGTCCTTCATTTGTATCCAACATGAAGTTTTTCATCTTGGAGACGTAGAAGAAATTCTCTGGCGGTTCATGCCCCAGCCGGTCATACCGCAGCTTGACTCGTCGTTGAAACTCGGTCTCTCCAACCTCCTGCTCGAAGTAGAGGACCGGCGCAGGCTCGACGACTTTGTAATCCAACCGCCACAGATCCCCGCCATGTGCAAGGTTATGGGCAAGGTCCAAGAGGAGGAATGTCTTTCCAATCTTCGCCTGCCCACCCATGAGAACAATGCCCGAGCGGGGTATGACCCCGCCCGAGACATAGCATGGTGCTTCGGTGAACGGCTTACTGTACAAGTCCTTTACTCTTTCCGCCATTCAACCCCCCAAAGAATTTGTTCAGTAGAGAGTTATGGACAGATTGAGGTGCGTCGATTGGAATGACGATAGACGGGACTTGGTGGACAGTGTTCTCCATTGGAGCGTGGACAGGCTCTTCCTTCTTGTAGAAGACATCGATAGAAGTGGGGCCGCCGTGAGTCAGGTAGAAGAACTCCATCATCGCGTTATAGCCGATGGCCCACAACTGTGCTTCTAACGACCCGAAGTGGTCGTGCTTTTCCCCCGCTTGGTATTGCCGAAGGTGCTCGTAGATGTGGTTGATCGGGCTTTTCTCACCTTCAAGTCTGCCGCCTGTGTACTGCTCCGGCGACCCGTACTTCTGTCCTGCGTAGTTCGCAATTTTGGCGAACCCTTTGATGAAATCCCAGTTGATTCCGTCCCACCTGTAATCGACTGGTTGTCTTTTGACTTCTCCCATACCGTTTCCACCCTTCCTAATTTATAAATTCCTTCCACCATTCCAAGCGGGATGTCTGTTGTTCCCCGATATGCCGGTGGCAAGTCCTGTGTTTCCCCGCATCGTTCCAGACCGATAACGACGCACCCGTTGTTGATGCCTAACCAGCGGCCGATGTCGCTGTTGACGATGCCTGCTTTGTATTTGGATAGGTCTCCAGCATTATCCACTTCCGAGAAGACCTTCGTCATCGCGTCAAGCCAGACCACTTCTACCTTGGAGCCGATGTGCAGCTTCTCCGGCTTCATTTTTGCTTTCTTACGAACCGGCATGCTTCCTCCAAGGTCTCGAAGTAATGGTTGATGGTTTCCTTCATGAAGGGATGCTCGTGCATCAGGTAGTTGTCTTTGTCGCAGATGGCGACGCATCGCTTCCGAAGTTGCCAGACCCAGGCCATCTCGAAGATAGTGCCGAGAAGTGGCCGTGGGCAGCCGAAGGTGTTTAGGTTGACCAACACCAGATCGGCGGCCAGGACATCGTTGTAATCACGGAGAATGATGTCCTTCGGGGTCATCGATATAGAGGTAATGCCTCCGTCTCCCGTCTCCTCTTTCAGGTTCTCCTTCCCCCGCATGGGGCTGAGAACATCTAAGTGTAGGAGAAGGCCGTCCGCCTTCTCCCGCCATTCAAGGGACTCCGGGTAGTCCGTGGCGATCAATCCAGCAAGATAGACCTTCATGACACCTTCGTCCTTTCCACTGTCTCCCCTTGCGACCAGCCACCGCAGGCTTTGCATTGGAACCGCTGTCGCTTGGTCGTCCGCGTGAGTCGGCATCCTTGTCTCATCAACGGACCCTTGCCGCAGATCGGACACTCTCCAGGGCTATTGAGACGATGATTCGGATGGCTGGTCATGAACGGCCGGAGAAATGTGTAGACCTTCTCGTTCAGTGCCACGTCATGCTTGTTGTACCGGACCATGTAATCCAGGGCCTTCGCTTTGCCCTTCATGATGTCCAGCCACAGCCCATAGTTCGTCTGTTTCTTCCTTCCGATCCCCAGGTAATCGGCGAGGTAATCGAGACGGTTGGAGTCGAAGCGAAACTTCGCCTTGGCCACCTTCTTCGTGTCAATGGTCTGAATGGGCGGCAGAGGTTTCAGCTTGTGCTTGATCAGTCGAGCGTTTAGGATTGGCAGATCGAATGAATCGCCGTTGTGGTGGACCAGGACATCCGCCTCCAGTAAGGCGTCCCTGGTCGCTCGGCAGACTTCATAGTCGTCATAGACTTTGTTCACATCAACGGCGACGGAAGAGATACTCGACTTCCCAACTTCCTTCCACGAAACGCAGAAGATGTTGGTCTCATGGAGGATATTCTCGTGACTAAGCCGTGGCTCCCAGAGAGACCAGGAGGTCACGATCATTGGGGATGTTTCTATATCCCAGGTGAAGATTCGCACTTGTCATTTCCTTTTCCTTCAAAAATGTCCCAAGCTGCGCTCACGAGAACGAGAGCGACCTCAGCCTGGGTAAGTGGAGAGTCATGGAAAAGATGGACAAGTGCTTGTTTTTTGTGGAAAAGGTTCTTGTTGATGGCCTCATCCTCCACAGCGTCACAGAGAGCTAACTGTGCGTTATGGAGAAAGTTTCTGATCTCCTTCGGCGACAGAGTGAGATGTTCTTTTGTCACTGTTCGCACGGGAGTACATCCTTCTATTTTACCGTCTTTCACTGGCTTAACAGCCTCCTTACCATGGAATAACTTGAAACAATCGGATTACGATTGTTGGAATCAGACACACATAGATGTCCCAGTACTGTAGCTTGCGAGGAGCGCCATGGGGTTTACGATCCCAGAAGATACCGAACCACAAGTCGCGTGGTTCCAAGGATATTCTGACGCGCCACTTCAAGCCTTTCATGCTGCCACCTCCTTCAGGTCCTTCCAGTTGAGTCCTTTCTTGATGTCGATCGGGCATGAGAAACCAGGGAGTATCTTCGACTCGGCACCGAATGGTTCAAAAAACTCAACAATGCGAGAATCAGGTGTCTCAAGTGGAAACTCAAAGCCGAGAGAGTCGTGGATCTGGAACATCGGGATGTCCCCGGCGTCGTAATACCAGCACATCTTCTCCTGGACATCATCGGCTAAGCCACCTTGCCCGTAGAAGGCCGCTGAGACTTTGATCTTGTCTTCGGGAGTCCCCAGGAGGGTAAGATAGCGACCCGAGACACTTCGGACATACCCCCTTTCAGCTTCCGCAGTAATCTTCCGATGCCACTTCCTGATGGCTGCGAAGCGTTTGAAGTAGGCTTCTTGAATAGCAAGAGCTTTAGCTCGATTCTCCCAAGAGGCAGAACCAAACAGTCGCTCCGCGAGGTTGACGCCCGTGAAACCGACAAGTCCACCAAAAGCAGACCAATCTCTGTGGACCACCAACGCTCCGAGATCGATGAGCCTTTTTGTACGTGGGGAATCCAGTTCTTTAGCACGATAGATCTTCACTCCTTCTAGGTAGTCACCGCCGTGAGAGACTGATTTGGCCCACGATCTTGCCGACCATCCTCTCTCCGGATTGTTCTTTGCGACCTCATCGAAGAGACCGCTGCTATTTGCTACGAGCCACTTGAATGCATCGTCCTTCGGCGGCTCGACTCCCGCGCACCAGAGGCACATACGAAGCTCCCCTTGCTTCTTATCCGCCTCGACGATCATGAGAGACGGGTCCCGTGGGATGATCGCCGCCCTGATCTCCGCTCCCCAACCGTAGTGAGGCATGTTCTGGAAGTTGGGGTTGGCGCTTCCGAGACGGCCGAGAGAGGACGCGGTTGTGATGAAACGCGGATGGAGGAAATCGGGATCAAGCTCCCCGAAGTACCGCTCATCCGTCCACGGCTTCAGCCCCTTCCCGGCGTCCTTGTAGTTGAATAGGTGCCCAAGCCACTCTCTGGCTTGCGGGTCCTGGCAGTCCTCCATCGCATTCTTGATGGCGTCCTTGTCCGTATCGACGAGGTAAACACCGCGATCGTAGAACCACTGTTTGATCTGAAGCGGGGACCTCGGATTGAAGGGCGCATCCCAGACCAGCTCTTGCGTCTTCAGTTGCTGGCCCTTCTTCCCGATCCGGTGCTGCATGTGAGAGGGGAAGATGGCGTTCTTCTTCTCGTTGAACTCCCTCTCCAACTTCGCGATGAGGAGTCGATCGACTTTGATCCCCTTCTGCGTCATGAGATCGCAGAGGACCGTGAGCTTCTTACGCATTTCGTAGATCGATTCCGGGATGCGCTTCTTCGCCATCTCTGCCTTCAGAGCAGGTAGCGCGACATCGCAGGCGAGCACGTCCAGGCCGTTGTAGCCCAGCGGATCGTGAATGCGGCAGGGACCTTGACAGCGGGCACCCCGGCACGCCTTCCAATTGGGGAGGTCCGTGTAGAGGCTCGACATGCTCCAGAGGCCCATGTAGGAGAGGCCCTTTTCCTTGTAGTCCTCGTCGTCCTCGTCTGTCCCCTTGCTGGCCCCCTTGCACAGCTCCGCGTTGCAGAGGAAGTGGCGGATCATCGTGTCCTCCACCCGCTCCAGCGGAATCGGCCGCTTCAGCCCCAGCTCCTCCTCGATGATCTTTTTCTCGACGGTCAGGGAGTTGTGGCCGACCCAGATCACCCCCTTCTCTTCCAGCTCTCCCAGCTTGGATATCGCTTCCGCAGTCCAGTGGGCAGAATGAGGCCGACCTCCAGAGGAGAGGCCCAGGATGGTTATATCGGGATGGTCGAACGGTGGGTTGTATTCAAAGTCCACCGAGACGGTCGGTCGTTCTGGGGTGAAACTTGAAACCGCGTCCTTGACGACTTCCGGGTAGGAGATCATTTCTTCTCCTCCGGCCCGTCAAGATCCCAGATCTCTTCCAGCTCCTCGACCTGGGTTTGCGCCCGACCCTCCGCCGTCATCTTGCAGTGGAAGAGGTCGTGGTCTGGCCACTCCAGCAGATTCAGCCCGCAGTATGGACATTCAACGCACGGGTCCATACGAACTCCTAATGGAAAAATGGTCCCCAGAACGGGGAATGGAGAGGGTGGAGAAAACTGGACTACTTCTTCTTAATAGACAGGGTGGACAGTGAAAAAGAGTGCCTTCTTATTAGATGCTCGACTACGGCAATTCCGATAAAATATTCAGTGAGGGCCGTTCGTTTTCTCCTCTTCATCAGTTTCCTTTCCCAAAATCGAAACCGAAGTCGCTGGCATCGGACGGCCCCTCCAGCCGGGGCGAACAAACGGCGCACAAAACCACCGAAAACGATGTGCGGGCGGTCCCTAACTCCTAGACACAACAGGTAGATGAGATTGGCTGGGAGCTTTTTGTGCGGTTCCGCACATTCCTGTAACCCACACATACTCCATATAGATAAAATTCTTGACGTAACGCTATATATTGGGCCAACATGGGATTGCCACCGGATCTTGGTGGTGGCGTGTGGTGGAGGGTGGGAAGCCGGGCTTCTGGCGGTCTGCAAAACCGCGACGTTGCTCCCACGCAATTCGGTTCGACTCCGACACCCTCCGCGCAGACCGAAATAGGTTTACTGCAAGACAACACTACATTATTGCTAGCTTGATTGCAAGTGCTAATGTGTTCATGTGTTCATGTGTGCATGATTGCAATAGCTATTCTCTATCCTTAATGTGCAAGCATTCGGTCGCCATGTGCAAGCATTCGGTCGCCCCGTCACTGTCACCAAAGCGGAGACAGCCTCCGCTCTGTCTGTTGGACCATATCCACAAATGACTGTTACCAAAGACTTTAGATGAACTGATCAAAATCAGCCGGTGTTCGTCTCTTCATCGCCTGTTTGTTCGTGCTGTCTTCGCTTCAAGATGTCACCAAAATTGTCACTATTGGCCCTCGAATATAGTATATATAGGCATTTCTCCACAGCGTAAATCCTTGTAAACACAAGAGAATCAACAGTTCCACAGGATTCGTAATCAGCAGGTCGCCGGTTCAATCCCGGCGGGTGGCTCCATATTGTTGAATCATACCAACTTACTCAGGCAACCAAAGAATTGGCAGCGCG